AGGTGGCAAACCCATTTCGTCAAGCGCAACTTTACGCACAACATTTTTATTGGCGGCTGTAATGGTCTCTAAACCTTTTTCGCCAGCCATCATAGTGGTAAGTTTGGGGCCAAGAGTAGACTGAATATCAGTTGGATTGAGCGCAATGCCAAGACGTTGTGCATCAGCGGCAGCATCAATTTGTGGCCCACGGGCGTAATCGCGCAACGAGGCTGCTTCTCGCCGTGCTTGAAGCTGATTAGCAAACGGCATTTTTGCACCGATAGCGGCTTGCTCCATAACAGGCGCAACATAAGGTTGTGCAGCTTGAACAACTTTAGGCGCAGCAATGGTTGCAGTGCCAAGAATATTTTCAATGTCAGCCTGGGGCAAACCTGTTTTTTCAGAAATAAATTTAGCGCCTTTCTGAAAATTTTGACCGATAAAGTCTAGTAGTTGACGACCACTTTCTTGTTGATACTGAGGCGTTTGAGTAACACCAAATGCTTTACCAAATGGCTGGTCAACTGCACTTACAAGGCGTTGTGTGGCTGCTTGTGCTTCTTCTGGCGACCGCCCCAATCGGGCTAATGGGTACGCCCCAAATTGAACAGCGCCTGGAATCAAACCGCCAAGGGTAACGTCTGCCAAAGACGCCGCGCCTCGGCCTAGCCTTGTCATAAAACCGGGGTCTTTAGGTATGAGGTCTTCATACCCTGTAGTAGACGCAACAGGAATTAGGTCTTCATATCCAGTAGCCATTTACAACTCCTGACCCGTATTTTGTTTGAAGCGTTGACGAACCGCAGCCGCAGGCGCTCCTTTGGCAATTGCTGCATTTGCGTCTTGGCGTTGTTGCGTGATGTTTGACGCTGGCGCAGCCGGTGCGCCGCCCGGTATTTGGCTTGCTGCCGCTGGCTGGGGCGCAATGCCAACAGGTTTCTCTACCGTAAGTGGAATATTAGTATTGATACCGCTTACGTTTTTGTTGTGTAAATCAATTATGCGGTTTGCAGCCCTGTCGTTAATGTCAAGAATTTTAAGCAACGAGGCTTCAGTAAGGGCAATTTTCCCACCAGCTATTTGCGCTGCGTATTCACGGTCTGCGTCAGACAAACCCGTCCCCGCCCCAAATTGTTTAATGATTCGGCCTACGTTAGCGCCCATTGCGGCAGCATAGGCTTGCGAATTAGACGCAGCGTCTGCATAACCAAAATCAATACCAGCTTGTTTAAGCGCATTGTTAAAGCCCACAAGAAAATTAGCGCCTGTGCCTGTAATTGCACCAGATTTAAGGAGATCACGACCAACTTTATTAGTCTCTAAAATTGCAGCGGCATCTTGTGCTACTACTTGATTGGCAAGAATTCGATCTGATTGACCTTTACCAAGTCCAGTTTCAAATGCGCCCTCTTGTGCGGGTAATCTAGCATTAGCTGTTGCAGTTACATTGCTAGTCGATCTATCTACTGGGCCAGAATACAGTTTTCTCTTTTGTTTTCCGTTTGCGTCAGCAACGTATATGTATTGTTCATCGCTGATTGAATCTAAATAAACTGGATTACCAGTTCCTTTTGCTACGCCAATTACGTTTATTTTTTCTTTAGTTCTACTCAGCCGTTCAATGTCTTTATTTAAGTTTTCAATGTTAGTTTTAACTCTAGGCGTTTGGTTAGAAATTGCTGATAGCCTATCTCTTTCAGCAATTAGTCCTTGCAATTCACTTGGCGGCGCAGCCGGTACTTGCGGAGCCATTGCGTTAACAGAGCCTGGAGCCATCTGGTTAGCCGCTACCCTTAGAGGTGTTAACGGCGCTTGAGGACGCATAGCGAAACCCCCCTCTGGCGTAAAATATTTTTCCATTATTGGTGGTTCGCCAACAACGTTTGAGCCATAAGACCCAACATATATTTTTCCGTCTTCAACAGTAATGGTTTCTCTAGGTATACCTCTGCTTACCATGTCGTCTATGGACGCTTGAACAGCAGGCGCAACAGCAGCAGCAGCCTGGGCGGTAGGCGCAGGAGCAGGAGCAGCCCGGGCAGGAACGCCGCTCCTAGCAGAAGCAAACTCTCTGTTAGCCGCTTGTTGTTCTAAAAACTTTGTTGCCCCCATAGCTTGTTTTTCTTTCCATTGCTCAAAAGCAGTGGGTTCGTTTGGAATATCAGCCAAGTCTGCTTCTAGGCTGCCAAACTGTCGCCTAATCGGGCCAAGGTATTCGTCGGCGTGTTGCGCTCGCTCAATTGCACGGGCTTGGTCTGGAGTACGGGCGTTAAGTATTGCATCACGGGCGGCAAGTGTTCTTTGCGTGACTATGGCTGCGGTAGACAGGCGTTTCTTCTCAGCCTGACCAGCGGCAAACTCCTGCTGGCGCATACCAAATTCTTGCTGGGCCTGGGCTGCTCTTTGCTGGGCCATTGCATTGGCCTGCATTTTCTCTTGGCCTTGCGAGTAGCCCTCAAAGAAATTTGTCGGGCCACCCTGGTCAAGAAGTCCAAAATTAAGTGCCATGATTAGCGCCCCATGTAAGCAGGATCGTACATACCGCCGTATCCTGGCATTGATACAGGGCCTTGAGAACGCCCATAATTTCCAAACATATTGCTAAACCCACCAGACCCAAGTGCAGCACCTATATTTCCGTAAGATGATTGTCTTGCGCGTTCCCCGGCCAGCATAGCGTTGGCAGTGTTATAGCCTTGGTTTTGCATGAGTGGGGCAGAGCCAGTTACAAGTCTTTCCCCTGCTGTGGCTGCTAGTGCATTGGAAGTCGGGCCAAAGCCAGCTACACCAGCGGCGGCATTTCGCGCAACTTCTTGTCGTCCATAAAAATCTTGGAGCGCCCGACCATAATCTTGCGTACCCGCTTCTTGCCCAAAATTAATTGCGCCTTTTATGTTAGGGCCAGATATGCCAAGACCTTTAGCCGCCATTGAAGCGTTTAACGCTTTCATACCTTGGGACAGACGAAACTTGTAGCCTGGGTCTTCAGTAAAATCAGCCATCGTAAAAGGCCGAACATACTCGCCGCCTGCGGCTATGCCTTTTAGGTAGCCTGGAAGCGCATTGACGCCTGCTTGATAGTACGGCTGTTGCCTAGCAATGCTTTCATCGTATATACGTTGTTGCAACGCCAAAGCACGGTCGCTAGAAGCATTTGCAATCTGCGCCGCCTCACGCGCAGCGCCTGTTTGCCCACCGCCAGTAGCCTCATCAAGACCGCCGCCAAGAGCAGCGCCAGCAAGCGCACCAGACGGGCCACCAAGAAAGAAGCCTGCTGCACCGCCTAATAGTTGACCCCAACCCATAATCGTTCTCCTTGTTACCCAACCTAAGTCGCAGGAGTCTGCGCCGTAAGCAAACCGTTTGTAAAAGTCATGCTGCCGTCTGCGCCGAGTGCAGTCAGTTTAGCAGTCACAATGGTGGCGCTAACCCCAGCAGTGGAAGTGCCTGTCCCGCCGTTGGCTATGGGCAGGATACCAGATACATTGGTTGTCAGGCTGGCAAAAGTCGTAGATGTTGTACCCGTCCCGCCGTTGGCTATGGGCAGGGTTCCACTAACTTGCGTGGTCAGACTTACCCCACTCAGCGTCCCGCCAAGGGTCAGGTTGCCAGCAGTAGTGACCGTGCCTGTCAGTGTGATGCCGTTGACCGTGCCAGTGCCGCCTACGCTGGTCACTGTACCAGCACCCAGGTTGGCTCGGGCTGCTGCGGCTGAAGTGGCTCCTGTGCCGCCGTTGGCTATCACCAATGTGCCTGCCAGCACCACCGCACCACTTGTAGGGCTGCTGGGCGTGAAGCCCGTTGTGCCTGCGCTAAAACTTGTCAGGCCACTGGAGGCCACGGTTATTGTCCCAGCCCCATTGGTCACAGTGATGCCTGTGCCAGCAGTCAGCGTGTTGAGCGTGTAGCCTGTGCCATTGCCAATCAGCAGCTTGCCGTTCGTCGGAATTGTGCCCAGGCCCGTGCCGCCGTTGATAACTGGCGTGATGCCAAGGCCAGAGCCGGTAATGGTGTAGACGTTGTTGAGCCAACGAAACCATTGGGTTGTGATCTGCCCGTCTTGGGTAAACGCTACCCGAGGCGCAGGAATTTGGGTGACGTTTGACATACTAGCTTGACGTTGGACTCAGCACCAACTCAGCGCCCATGATGGCAATCTTTACCGGGTCAGTGCCGCTGACCTCGTACACCCGATCCCTAGACGAACCCAGCCGCCGCCAGAACGTGCGGTAGCCGTACTCACCAATCTTGCCCATGCTAGTCCAATGCTCACTTGACCAAGTGTGACCGCTATCGTCGCTCCAACGCAACATAACTTGCGGATCGTAACCAGGCGTAGCCGGGTATTGTTCAGTAACAATTTCAGCGCCAGCAGTATCAGGCCCACTATAAGCAAAGGTTACCAAGGATTCAAAACCATCGCCAGACTCAGTAGTGATTTCAAGGCCCGACTCAGTTGCCAGATATTCCCAATCAAACTCGGCAATCAGTTGGTAGCTTGGCCCTGCTGGTGGGACGTTTGCCAACTCAGTGACAATGCCTTCTGCGTCATACCCTGGCGTAATGCCTAGCCCTACGCCTGTTTCAGCGTCAAGCTGCAAGGTGTGGTGTACCACTCGTTTGAGGTTGTTCTGACCAGTTGGCAAGCCTCTCCATGAACGCAGCCACTTTTGGATGCCGCCGTTGTCGGCGTACACATCTAGGTCAAAAGCGTAGATGTTGCCGTTAACGTAGTCACCAACCACAATTTGGCTGTTGAACGCCATTTGGCAGTTTGACCTGTGGCGCATAAACAGGCCGTTGTCAAACCCAGCCCGTTCGTGCCAGGCTTGGGTAGACACATCGTAAACCCAAGTGGCGTTGCCGGTGGGAAATGTCAGCACATAGAAAGCATGGCCTTCTTGCTGGTAAGTGTAGGCAATGGCGTCAGAAATGTCGCCATATTGGGCAATGGCGTACTCAATGGCGTGGGTGCTGACCCGAGTGCCGGTGTAGCCATTGGCCCGGTAAACAATGCCCTGCCCCCGCGCATCTGCGCCTAGCCAGAAGATGCCGTTGTCTAGTTTGGCAACAGAAAAGGCCGCAGCGCAGCCAATCTCGTTGAACGCGCCCTGGATGCGGGTCATGGGGAAGTCGGCAGCGCCAGAGTCGTACCAGACCTCGACTGAGTTAGTGCCAAACAGCCAAATCTGCCCGTGGTCAATAATCATGCTGACCAAGCCGTCAGGCGAACCCTCGGCACTGGCAAAATCAAGAGGGTCAACTGATGATCCGTCCAGCAGTTGCGTTAGCCAAAATATTTGGCTGTTTGGTTGGATGAAGACAAAATAGCCGTCCAAGTAGCCAACGATTAACGCGCCAGCAAAGTCAACGTCTGTGATCTGGGCAAACACCAAGGTGCTGCTGTTGTAGATGTAACCCGGCCCGTTGGCTGCAATGAACAACTGAGTGCCGTTGTCGCTCATGCTGACCGGGCCAGTGCCTGCTACCGTGCCCCGCAAGGTGGCTACATAAACCGTGGTGAAGCTGTAGAGTTCAGTGCCACTAACCACATAACCAACGCCGTTAAACGTCCACAAGCCCCGTATTGGCCCCGTCCCAACCGTCACCAGCAAGTCAAGCCCAGGCGCTCGGTTAAGAAACCCGCCTGTCTGCCCTCCGTCTGGGATGGCCTCGGGGAACAGGTTGACCATCCTGTTATCCGCAGCATTGACGCTACGGGCAACATAGGCGCTGCCCAATATAGGCGACTTCATTAAGAAACAGCGCCACTGATAACAGCAAAGCTAATAACAGGGGTTTCCACCGTTGTGCCGCCTGTGGTGCGGAATGTAATGTTAAATTGACCTAGTGAAACTGAAGTTACCATCAAGTCATACAAATCCGTACCTGTTTTTTGGTTCAGAATAATTACGTCAGTTGCCGCTACTGTGTTGTTGCTTACGGTAAAAGTTGCTGCGGTGGCAGAACCTGCTGCGCTAAACAAAGTAATTTGGCCTGTTGGACGATTTATCAATACAGTGGTTGTGCGCGATGTTGCTTGAACAACGCCGCTGCCAGCACCAGTGGTATAGCCAGCTTTTCCGGAGCTGTTGTTGATTAAAACATTACCCGCAGCAGTCAAGCTGGTTGCGGTTGCTGCACCTAGAACGGGCGTAACCATGACCATGCTGGTGCTGGTACAGGCGCTGATGTTGCCGCTGGTTACAGTACCCAATACAGGTGTAGTCAACACCATGCTGGTGCTGGTACAAGCGCTGATGTTTCCCGAAGTCACCGTACCCAGAATTGGGCCTGTCATGGTCGGCGTTGTAATTGTCGGGCTGTCAAACAATTTTGTTTTGGTAATGCTCTTGGTTGTGCCAAGGGCGGGAGGGCCAGGTTTGACAAACGGAATGATGTCCGTAGCGTTGATGACGGTGGCAACGGGCAAACCAGAGATGGCAACGGTAGTCATAATTAAAAATTCCCAGCGTAAATGTTATATCGTTGACGATTGGCGACTATGCCGTAAGGCATTGCCATCACATCGTCAGGGTTGTTGATGCGCTTGATGTTGCGCTTGGAGGTCATAGCAATCCGTTGCACCTGTGGGCTTGGCTCAACGCCAAACTCAGCGGCAAGTTCACAGGCCAGATTGAACCTAAAACATCGTAGGTAGCCTGGAGGGAATGACAGCGTAGTCGCCAGCACCGCTGGCTGCGTCAATTCTTCCACTGACACAATGTGCCACTCAAGTGGCGAACTAGGCACAGGGTACACCGTCATCGTAATGTCGGGGTAGCCCATGTTGACGTAAAGCACCTGTGGGTAGGTGCTGGTTGTGTTCTTAACGGCAATGCCGTTGTACTGTTGCTCATTGATTATTTTGATGCCATACGAAGTACCGTTTGAGGTATCTTTGAAGTAGGTGGCATCGTCAACCAAAACAGGCCGGTTGCCAACAAAGTTACCTGTTGGGCCTAACGTGCGTGTAGCTTGACTTACAGGCCAAGTGAACACTTGGTCTTGCGTGGTAAACACCGACAGACGTTCAGTGTTCCATGAGTCGATCATCTGGTTTAGCGCCGACAGTGCGTCAGCAGACGTAGCGGCTGAAGGTGTTTCAGCCTCTGCCAACATCCCAATCAGGCGTAACGCCCCATTTATCTGGTCGCCAGCAGATGTGGTCATACCTATGCTCCTACGTCAACAACCTCAACTCGGGGCCTGCCACGGGGACGTTTCATTTCGTTCACCGTGACAGGCTCTGCATCTACATCAAACCTCACCCAGCCGTTCTTTTCGTCATAAACGGCCTCTGCTTCCATGCAAGCGACTTTTGACCCATGCACGGGGTGACGTAGGTAGATGACTGCCATCTAGCTGATCCGATACACGTTGTAAGTCGCAGTACCCGTTTTGTAGAACAGCAACTCGCCACCACCTGAAGGCGAAGTAGACGCCACCGCAGTGATTGCAAAAGTCATCGTTCCAACCAGAGTAATCCCGGTCCCTGCTGCAATTGTCACAACACCGCTGGCTGTACCAAGGTTCACAATTGCCAACCGGAAACTAGACCCAACCTTGGCGTTAGTCAGTGTTGCATCAAGCAACGCTGCGGTGGGCAAAGTGTAGGTAACTGCGCCCGTTCCAGCGGTTGCAACCAAAATATTGTTTGTGACTTGCGCCACAGTCAATGTTGCAGTTGCGGTTGCTGCTTGAGGCGTGATTGACGTAATGTCAATTTCACTAAGATTGCCGTCACCGAATTGGTAACCGCCGCCGACTGATGGGAGTGCCATGATAATTTCCTTTCAAATGAGTTAAATCAACCCCACAGACGGCAAGCCATCTGAGGACGAATAGTGCTGAAACCGTACAGTACGTCAATACGGCAAGGCATACGGTCGTTGTTGATGTCGTAAGCACGAACCACACGCAAGCTGATACCGTTGTGATTTGCACGGGCAGCCATATCGACCCCCTGGGGCATGACCAAATCTGCCGTAGCAAATGTTATGGCGTCCTTGTGGTAGATCAAGTTTTGCGGATAGGCAGTAGACGCCGTACCAACAAAGGTCACGGCAGCGTTGTCAGCAGGGAAGCTGTCAACGGTAGCCAAGGCGCTTGCGCTGGTATAGATAGGTGGGCTGATTGCCATGTTTGCCAAAGCATTACCGGAGCCAGTTTGTGCGGCAGTCACAACGAATTGCTGTAGCGAACCAGTTGACTCACGGGTTTGTGGGTTAACTGCAAACACGCCTGCAATCGTAAACACATCGCCAGCAGTCACCGTGTCAGCCGCACCAGTAAGGCCGTCGATGCTGATGGTCGATTGGCCTTGGGTGCTAACAGCACCGTTAACCAAAATCGTACCGGCACGGGAACCAGTGGTGTGAACCTTGACAGACTGACTCATGTTGATTTCGTCAAAGCCCAACACGCCAGTACCCATCATGCCATTTTTAAATTGTTGGCTAATGGTGGTGGTTGGATTGAAGAAACCAGACAGGCCGTTGACCAAACCAGCGTTAGCAGCAGGGTTGACGGTAGCGTAGCGAGGAGCCATACCAGCAGCCGATTCGTTGAGTTTCTGCTGCGCTTGCAACAGAACCAAAGCGGTAGCGGGAGAAGTGCCAGGAGTGCCTACAGTGTTGAAAATGGTTTTGTAGGCATTAGCAACGTCAGCGTCGATGCTGGAGGCCAACTGAGAGATACGAGGCTTGAGAACCCGCTCTGCAAAGTCGTCCAACTGCAAAGTCAACTCGGCAGTAGTGAAGTTCACACCGATGTGCTTTTGGCTTGCCACAGTCAGCGTGGTGCTTTGCTCGGCATCGTCCTGCACTTGCAGGGCCGCACCGTCAGTCACCAGCGCCCGGTCAGGCAGGCGAATACGCAGGGTAGAGCCGATTTTTGCGCCGCTAACAGCAAAGCTGTCGTCGTACTGTCGGTTCACGTTGCGGGTAATTACCAGGTTGTTCTCAAGAATCTCAAGAGCCTTCCGAGTAATCATGTCAATGGTAAGAATACTATTAGCCACAATTTTTCCTTAGAAAATAAATTAAAACTTACGCGCCTGCAACGCTTTCATTTGTCGCGCTCTGTCGGCCTCTATCCACTGGCTGGTCGTCATGGTCTTAATAGACCGTGGATCAGTAGTGTCAAAAGACCCAGAACCCACCCCTCGGGCGGTGACTGGTGAAATCGGCTCAGGCGCACCAGAAGTACGCTTTTGGACGGGGTTTTCGGCTAATCTAGCCTCAAGTCGTCCAATCTCTTTAGCCTGCAAAATAGGCGCTAGTCGAGAAATACGATCTGCCTCTTTCGGATTTGAGCCAAGGTGATAAACCAAGTCAGGCCCAATGTCCGACGATTGAATCGTCTGTGCCATCACGGTCGTAATCTTGAGGCTGGGGTTGTAGGCAACTTGTTCAAAGTCGCTGTACTTAGACCTAGCCGTTTCTTCACGCTCGTGATACCCATCAAGAATCTCAGCTTGCTGTTTCTGGAGTTCCCGCTGCTCAATCAGCTTGTAAGCCTTGGCCTCTGCGTAAGCATCGACCGACTCAAACTGATCTTGCGGAGGTAAGTCCACTGCCACTGCTGGCGCAGGCTGTCGCTCTCGTTCCCACTTTCGCTGCTCTCTTGCGAGGCGTTTACCAATAGCGGCGTCAAGTTCCTCTTGCGAGAATGTCTTAGCTGCTACTTCCGGCGTTTCAACTACAGGTTCTGGAGTAACCGCCGTGGTTTCCAGTTCCGGCGCGGGGGCTAATTCCGCTACTTGCTCTACTTCTGACATTTTTGAATCCTAAGATTCCCTGGTCATTGGGCCAGTACAAACATTATAGTCCTTGTCCAGGAGTGATGTAAAGAGTCGTGGACGATGCCGCTGTTGCGGTAAAGAATGAGGTTGGCGGGAAGTTAAACACTTCCACAGCGCCAGCCACAATGGGTACAGCGTTGCCCGTGGTGGTGACTGCTGCGGAGTTAGTGCCTGCAATTGCAGCCGTTGCGCCAACACCTAAGAAGGCAGTTACTGACCCTACGTTGACCACCCGGTACTGGTTGGTGGGCGGTGTGACTGCCGTAAAAGTCGGCAGAATCTGCGCGGCTGTTGGAGCGCTTGAATTAGCGGTAATCACAACGGTCGGGCCGTTTGGAAAAAATGCGGATTGTTCGTTAGCCATCTCAAACTCCTTGTGCAGCTTGTGCCGCCTTGTATGCAGCCACCACAGCCGCCGTATGCGTTGCAGCACAGATGGCCTTCACACGGGCGTCCTGCTTGCTGTAGTCATCGCCGGGAGCTACAACGTGACGGTGGAAACTGCCACTGATCTGTTTGCCATCCTCCATGATGGCGGTCTTGGTGCGAACTTGCACAGCGCCGTTTTCCACAACTTCAATCAGATCAACTGATACAACTTTTTCTAACATGATGCTCTCCTAGTATGACCCAAGAATCCACTTGGGCTTTGGTTTGATAAAATTTTTAGGCCAAATTAGCCATTGCTTTAAAAGTCCCAGGGTTTCCAAGAACAGTGCAAACATCGCCTGGAGGACTAGCACTTGCGGGGTTAGTTCTGTAATTTATGTCACCAACGTAATAGCCTGCGTCATATCCAATGCCATTGGTGTAGGCAGATGGTGCTGCACCTGATGTTTCCATCACAAGTATTTCTTTGCTAGACTGCATAAATCCAGCAAACAATATATGGCGCTGAAGTCTAATTACATCACCACTTGATTTTCCAGTTGCATCAATGCTCAGAGTGTCATATGTGGCATTTGCTACGCCAGTATTATTCCAGTACACAAATGGAACAGACAAAATATGTCGTCCAGTTGCTAAGTTAAACGCCTTATTTACAC